TAATAAATTCTAAATTTGATAAGTTTATAAATTATAACCATGATAGTTTAGTAGAAGCTGGTATAATTGGAGTTCCTGATAAAAAAGAAAATGAAGATGGAACAGAATCATATGGGCTTTTAAATAGTACTGCTATGCAGAGACTTCATAATGGAGCTATCTGGCAGCAGTATGAAAAACACCAAAGACTTGCCAGTGCATTTTACAAACTAGCAGAAAAAACTATTGGTAAAGAAGAAGCTGATAAACTTCTTACTGATGAAGAAATACAATTATTAAACTAAGGAGAAAACAATGGCAATAACAGCAAATATGACAACTCACGAAGGCATAGATATAACAGATGCGTACATTAGAGTAACCTCTACATATGTAAAAAAAATGGATAGTGATTGGAAGCTAGTATACGATGTTTTAATCTATAAAGATAAAGCAACACGTGATGACCAAGCAAAAGAACAATCTATGCGTATATCTAACAGACATGTAGATCATTTTAAAATTGACTATGACCTTGATAGTTCTGATAATCCTGTTAAATTAGCTTATGCTGATTTGAAAACAAACAGCCAATTATCAAACGTACAAGATGTCTAGGAGATACAATGTTTAAATTAAACGAAAAAGAATATGACGAGACTAAATTATCTGACAAAGGTAAAGCACTCTATCAAAAACTAATGAAGATAGGTGCTGATAAATTTGATCTAGATATTCTTGCAAACCATTACACGACTCTTCTACAGGCAGAGTTACCTAAAGAAGAAAAAGAAAATGGAACAGGACAATAGAGAAGCAATTATCCGTATTGAGGGTAAACTAGAGCTAATGGATAATAAGCTCAACACCCTCAAGGATAATCATCTCTATCATGTCGAAAAAGATATGCGTCAACTCAAAGCTCTAGTGTGGTTTATTGGTACTACAGTATTCCTACAAATGTGTTATTTAATAGTAAGAACCTTGATTTGACAATATAGATCAAATCGGTCTACATTTCGATATGAACAAATCAATCTTGATTATATCTGATACGCATTGTCCGTATCATCATCCAGATTTAATAGCATTTCTTTCTGCTATCAAAAAGAAATATAAACCAGATCGTATTATACATATAGGGGATGAGGTTGACTCTCATGCTATATCATTCCATGACTCTGATCCTGATCTATATAGTGCAGGAGATGAACATCAAGCATCATTAGTTACTATCCATCAAATGGAAAAACTATTTCCTAAAATGGATCTTATGGATTCTAATCATGGTAGCCTGGTATATCGTAGACAGAAAGCATCAGGTCTACCAAGAGCTGCAATGAAATCTTACAATGAATTTTTAGAAGTTGGTCCTGGTTGGAAATGGCATGATGATTTAATTATTACTATGTCTAATGGACAGCAAGTATATTTCTGTCATGGTAAAGCTGCTAATGTATTAAAGGTAGCACAACAATATGGTTGCCCTACAGTTCAAGGACACTACCATAGCTCTTATTCTATTCAATACTGGGGTAATCCCAACAGTCTAAACTGGGGTATGCAAGTCGGATGCTTAATAGATGCTAAGTCTCTAGCATTCGAGTACATGAAAACACAAAAATCTAGACCAATAATTGGATGTGGCGTTATATTAAATGGACTCCCAAAATTGATACCTATGGTTTTAAATAAAGGTGGAAGATGGAACAAAGAACTGACTTAGAATATTTGACAACTCCTAAACAAGGAGTAAAGATTGTTAAGAAAAAACTTTATTTATATATCAATTCAACAAGGGGAATCTATGCAGAAAACAGACTCACAAGCGAAGATGCAATTAATCTCGCAAGACAACTACTCAATGGAGCAAACCAACTTAACTGAGGAGCCACATATGTATGAGCCTGAAAGCAATAGACGACCTGGAGTAACTAGAAAATATGAAATGGATAATCATAAGTTCTATGTAAATATAGGATATGATCCTAAAGATATGATGCCTAGAGTAGTTCGTATCTGGAGTGATATGAAAATAGGAACTGTGTTTAGTGATATGTTGATTGATCTATCTGATGATATTACTGAACGATTACAATTAAGAAAAAACTTAGACAAGTCTTTAAAACGAATGGCAGCTGCTGCACCTCGTAGAGGTGATGGTACTGCATCAACAATACAAGGTTTAGTTATAGATGAATTAATTAAATCTTACTACCTGGAGGGTTAATATGAAAGATATAAAAGATATGATAGTTGATAATTGGAATGCGCTATCTAAAAGAAATAAAATGATTGCTGCTGTTGGAGTGATTATTATTGTTGCTATCATTATTGCATAATGGAAGAAGTAAAATCTAGAATTAAAGCACATGAAGGTTATAGACTAGAACCATATCATTGTACTGAAGGATTTCTAACTGGTGGTTGGGGACATAAAATTTTAGATGGTGAAGAAGTACCAACTACAAAAGAAGGTTGGTCAGATTTATTTGATAAAGATTTTAACAAAGCACTAACAGGAGCTAACAATCTTATTGAACAACATTTAGAAAATACTAGTTGGATAGATTTAGAAGATCACAAAAGAAATATCGTACAAGGTATTTTAATTGAGATGTGTTTCCAACTTGGTGAAGCTGGTGTTAGTAAGTTTAAAAAGATGTTTAAAGCTATGTCTGAATGTAACTTTGAAGAAGCATCTGTACAAATGAAAGACTCAAGATGGAGACAACAAACTCCTGAAAGATGTTTAGAACTTAGTACTATCATACAAAATTTATAAGGATATTATATGTTACAAATGTTAATCAAGCCTCTCTTAGGAGTGGCTAGTGATGCTATTGGTGGATACATGGAAACCAAAAAAGCAAAAGCTAAACAGAAATTAGTTAAGATAGAAGCTGAAACAGAGATTGTTAAACAACAAATTAAAGGTGAAGTAGACTGGGATCTAGAAGCAATCAAAGGTAGTAAGGATTCATGGAAAGACGAATATTTAACCATACTTTTTTCAATCCCTTTATTGCTCTGTTTCTTACCATTTACTGTAGAGTATGTAGAACGAGGTTTCGCAGCTTTAGCAATGACCCCTGACTGGTACAAGTACACCTTGGGAGTGATCGTGAGTGCCTCATTCGGAATTAAAGGTGCATCAAAATTCTTTGGTAAAAAATGATTTGGGTTCTTACAGTAATGATGTGGTATGAGGGAGAACAAACTAGAAACACTCATCTCCAAGATATGGAATTTATATCTGAGGATGCATGTCAACAATATCTTTTTGATAATAAAGTAATCCTGGTAGATAGTTTATTAGAAAAGTTTAGAAACATAGATGGAATGAATATGCAATCATTTGAATATTTTTGTGAAGGTAAATTTGTACAGTTGGATGAGGTATGAAAGTAAGTGAAAACACCTCCATCTCAATGCCAGCTCGTAATCTTATTAGCATTATTGGGGCTGTTGTTGTGGGTGCTTGGTTCGGGTTTGGAGTCATTGAGCGACTTAATATTATAGAAACAGAACTAAAGCTAATGCAAGCTGACTTACTGAAAGCTGCCGAGCAAACTCCAATAGATCAAGAACAGTTTATGTTATTAGAGTTCTTAACTAAAGAACATGACAAACTTAAAACAGATGTAGAAGATAAACTACCTATGATTGATAAGGTAGATATGCACTCTCAGTTCTTAGAAGAAAGAGTAATAGATCTTGAAACTATAACAGACAAATTAAGGAACGGACATGATTGAAGTAGTGTTTGCAATATTAATGATAAGCAACGGAAAGGTTATAGAGTATGTGCCTACAAGCGGTATGGCTGACTGCCTGGAACAGAAACGCATTGTTACAAGACAGATTGGTGAGGATCAAGCTGGTGTCTCAATCCAATGTAAACAAGTTACAGCGGAAATTGAAATCGACATGGGCGACAGAAAAAGAATCCTTAAAATAATTGATTAGTAAGTTCTATCTGTAAAGTAACTCTTAGGATTTAACATTCCTTTTTGTATCTTAAACCATTTGCGTTGTACATATTCTGGTTCTAAACCAGCAAGATGACAAGTTAACTTAAAGTCATCACTATTACTTGATAACCATTCTCTAGCATTTAGGATGTGTGTGTGATCTATATGTTTTTTAATTTCACCATTACTATCTTTACGAGTAACATTCTTTAATGCTTCTTGTATTGCTGCTGCAATTACAGCTACCCATAAATTTTGTTCTGGTATCATAGATCATTCTATTCCTTCCTTAATCTTTTCTAGATATACAATGAAGTCCATTGCTTCTTCTTGTGCATCTTCGATCCATTGTAAAAAAGGTTTATTAGCAGTACGCATTGTATCACCATATTTAAGAATACCTTCGGCTGCTCTTTGTTTCATCTTCTCGCATACCTTATCAACTAAAGGATCTGTCATATAGCACCAGCTTTAGTTAGTGATTGAAACTGAGAACAATACATATCATTATCTTTTCTACGGAAGTTATCTTTCTCTTTGAGTCTTATAGATTCTTTCATAGCTAATAGATGTTGTTTGTATTCATCACTTTGTCTGGCCCAATGTTCTTTCATTGCACCTGATAAATCAGCTGGAGCTTTGAATACTTGTTCAGCCAATACAGTTCTTAGATACTCCTTAACATAACTAGCTTGAGCTACATGTTCTGCTTCAGTATCTTCGTTATCATAGTTTTGTTGGAGAGCTTTCTCCATACCTTCTCTTGTAATGATTGTCATGTTACTCCTTTCTAGAATGGTACTTCGTCATCAATATCATCATCAGCATTCTCTACAGTTGCACCAGGGAATGCATCTTTGATTTCATCTACTACATTAGTAGTTGCTTTGTTGTATCCTTGTTGACCTATTGTAATCCATTTAGCTACTTCACCTGCTGGATCTTTTAGTTGGATACCTTTCTCATGATGTAACGTCATAAGTACTTCAGTTATTCGACCAGCCAATCCTACTGCTATCATATCTTGTGGTAAAGCCTTAGAACTATTCGGTGTCGCTTTCGCTCCACCGCTTGATGTTTCTGTTTCGTTCACATCTTTATCAGGTCTTTCTACTTTGAATGCAGTAGCATTTCCATTTCGTTCTTGTCCATAATGTACCATGACTTGATCACCCACTGATACTTGTGGATCAAACTTACAGTAGAACTTTATCTTGGTTCCACTTTGATTTAGTACAACAGGCATGAACCATTGATCCTTACCTGGTTTAGGTGCAGATATATAATCCACTGTACCTACTGATTTATTTAGTTCCATTTGTATTCTCCTTGCTATGTTAGTTAATCCTATCTTTGTAGCACCATTAGTTGTTCCAAAGCGTTTTCGCATTTTCACGATCCTCTTCACTCCATTTGAATCCATCTGTATTCAATGGTATCATTTGTTTAAATGTTTCTGTGTTAGGTACATTACGCATAAAGGTCTCCAAAGACTCAAACGAATTTACCATAGTTTCATAATTTGTGTTAATAGTTTTTTCATCTAATTCAAATACTGCTGACTTTTTATGTGAGGCATAGACTAGTGTTGCAGGCTTACCCAATAGAACTGAGTACAATGATTGTTGCCTAACATGATCTTCTCTTGGTTTACTTGGTACTGCTAATGTAGCCTTGGTATCTACTATCATATTCTCATATTCAAAATCTGTTACTGTAGTAATAGGATACTCTAAACTGCTTAGTGTATGGCGTTTATAACTCTGAAATAAATGTGGTATACCAGCATCAGGGAAATGTTCTTTGATTGCGTTGGCTAAGTTAACGGATATGCTGCCAACCTTATCTGTCTCATCAAACCATTCACCATTAAATTGATTAACCATATGATTTGTAGAGTGTTCAACTACTTGAGCATCTGATCTATTATAGAATAAACTAATTGCACAACCAAATTCTGCTGAGTTACCCATACCCATACGAGGTGTAGTCTCAGATCTATTACCTAGTAGATGTCGATAGATCCATTGTGATGGATTATTGTACCAATCATTACCTTTACTGGCACTATGTCTATAATCATTAATCTTCATTGCAATCCTTTCTCAAATCACTTATTGTTTTTATATGTCTGATGATACCATAATCTCTTACAATAGAGAACTATTAATTTATCAACCTAACAAAGATAAACCTGCTAGTATTCGTAACATTAGAGAATCTACTATTGAAACCATGTATTACCGTAGACAGATTGATGCTCTACAATATACAGCTGGCTCTATCTTTAGACGTAAATGGGAAACCTCCCAACTTATATCTAAACCAGAGATAGGTGTACGAGTAGACAACTCATTGAACACTTCCATTGGAGATCACAAGCTTGATGCCATGGATGAACTAAATCGTTTACATGGTGTCATAGGACAGAAGTCTTATGATCTATTAGAATATGTGTGTGGTTTTGGCCACAGTATTCGTCAGATGAACTTAGCTTATAAGTTTCCTAAAGCGTATGGAGGTCACAGATTCCGAGAAGCTTTAGATGAAACTTCTATCTTCTACGGACTTAAAGATAAAGGTAATACTATTCGTGGCAATAAGAAACGCTAAACATTTAAAGAATGTCAGGCAGTATCCTTGCTGTTATTGCAAGACTGATATAGATATCTGCGCGCACCATCTTACTCATATCAAACCTAATGGTATGTCTATGAAGTCTGATGATTGCTGGACTGTACCTTTATGTCCTATGTGTCATCACAAACTACATCATTACGGAGAGCGTAGATTCTGGAGAGAACGTAACCTTGAACCAGGTATCTATGCAGCTATCTTATACAAGATATCTCTTGACTTATGATTTACCATAACCTACTAATCTAATTAGAATAACCAGAGGTGTATCTAAATGTCTGATAACAAACAACTTTCTAAATCAGATAAGTATCTCAAAGATCTTGATATGGAGAGACTAGTTAGTGGTATTCAAGAAAGCCTTGATTGCCCTTACAAAGTTGCTAATGCTATAGGGAAACTTATATCTGCTAAGATCTATCTTGAGATCGTATGCGAAGAAGAAGATATGCAAGAGTATATTGAGAATCTAGAGGATCAGTTTCATACACATTATGCCAAAGACCAAACAATCCATTAACGATAAGTCTATCAAAGTACATTGTACCGATATAAAGATTGAACTAGGATCACCAGATTTTGGTGAAGATAATCTTACAGATTGTTACGGACACTATCTTAAACGCAAAAACCTTATTCAAATACAAGCAGGTCTATCAGATATTGATGAGGCCAATACAGTATTCCACGAACTCATGCACTCTATAGCCTGGCTTACCTGTGAGACTAATGAAGGCGGTGCATTAGATAAAGATGATGTTGAAGAAAGAATCGTCAACAACTTCAGCAACTATTGGATCGGTATCTTCCGTGAGAATAAATGGTTGCTTGATTACTTCAAAGAAAAATTATAGCGAGAGCCTAACGCCACCAGGTAGCGAGCCTGATACGACTTCGGCTCTCTGTTCTCTTGAGAATATTTTAACGAGAGAGTAAAGCAGATCTTGGTTTATTGTCGACTCCCATACTCTCTCTATTGGCTTTGTTCTCATCTATACCTGTACCTGGAATAAATTTACTCAGGCTTCTCAGGTTCGATCATTTAAGATCTAGGTATAGCCTATCCTGATACCAAATATTTATTTACTTTCTATCTGTAATGGATTGTAATCAAGACTGATACCAGCTTCTTTACTTAATACATTACCTACTACTTGCATGATATTAGAATCAGAACCTGCTGACCATATAATATCTTTAGCTCGTTGATGTGCTTGATCTAATTGCAACAAAGCCTTACCTTCAGATGATTTAATAAACTCACGATCAAGTGTTGCCTTAGCTAACTTAGTTAGATTAGATACTATCTCATTATAATTTCTATTGTAATCAGAATACATACCTTCAACTTCAAGCATTCTAGTTATTGTACTTCCCATGTGACTAAGAAGTTTATTGTATTTATTTTCTAATGATTGTAACTCTGCTAGTTCTTTCTTAAGACCTACTTCTTCTACATATTTAGGATATAGTTTCTTAATCATTTTTTCTTTAGCATTAGATTCTTTTAATTCTAATGATCTCTTGTGATTGTATATCTCATCATTAACTCTTTGTAAGAAATACTCTCGTTGTCTTTCACTCATTTTAGCCATTGCTTTTCCTTTCTTTTAAGTGTTGAAGATATCTTTTCAAAGCAAGTATCATTATATCTTTTTCAGTAATATTAATTATTACTTTTTTTGTAGCAGGATATAACTCATTGATTTGTTGTAGTGTTAGTTCCTGGCATTCTTTTAATATATTATCTACTTCTACACGCTGTTCGTTGCTTACATAGAATGCTTTATAAGTTCCGTTTCTCATTGCTTTCTGTTCTTGGTAATCGTTCATCTTTCAATCTCTTTCTGACTTCATCCTTGATATGTTTAGCTGTTTCATTATCAACGCCATCAATGATTAGATGTTCATCCAACCAATCTTTATCTTTTACTTGCGCCATGTAATCCATGAACTGATCTAATTTAAAACTCATAGTTTAGAACCTTTCTAATGTAGCAGTAGAGAGAAACACTAGAGGTGTACATTTTTATTCTAGATTTTGAATCCTTACACTTATCTCTCTCTACCTATTGAGCAGCGGTAAGCTTGTTAGCTCAACTAGTACTATTGCAACAGTTAGGCTACTTACTCAAATATTTAAAGGCGGTAGGAAAATAATGAAGGGAAAACCTACCACCCATTCCTCTAACGGAATCTATTTTATATAAGATGGTTTAGCTACTACACTAAACGCAACTCTTGGATTATCAACCAATGCTTGTGCTGATTCATAATCAATTAATTTATTGATCTCAATCATCAAGCTATTAGTTACCTGTATAGGTACATAACCTTCAATACCATCAGGTACATACTTACCATCTTGGTTTAACCATTTAACTTTTGGATACGCTTTGATGTATATCTCCTGATGATCCTCTGGATTCATTGCTGGATTGTTCATACTCTTCTCCTTTCTTGTAAACTCTATTGATATCATCTACTGTAATTATACCAGAATCTTGTAATACTTTTATCAATTCTAATACTTCATACCTAGCTTTTAATATCTCTGTACTGTGTTGATATTGTCTATCATGTATAGCTGATATTATTTCTGTTATTTTTTTTATTATGTCATTCATTAGTACCACCATTCTTTGTTAGACCATATTAGATTATTTATCCAATACAGTATTTGTTGCCAGGAGTTACGACCATAACCCCATACAGGTAACCACATAATTAACATTACAAATGCTCCTATGAAAAATGTACCTGTGTAATCTGTTGGTGTTGATGCATCTACAATTTTCTTTCTTGTTTCAAACAACTGATCTTTTAATCTTTTGACTTCTTGATCTCGCCATTTAATTTCTTGCATCCATAATCTTTCTGTTTCATCATCCATTAGTGTATCTTTCTAGTTTTTATATTAGTATACATTCTATGATCTTGTAATTCGAACTTGAATATAATTTCAAGTTCTTCCTTCTCGAAATTAATTTGAACAACTGATTCTTTCATTAGCATATCTATTTCTTCTGCTTGATTAGATCCTTTTGATACTCTAAAGATAGACTCATCTATTAATTGTTCAGCTAAGTCATAAGCATCTTGATCATTCATAGACTGGCTCTTTATTCTCTGACTCATTCATCTCATCAGTTACAGATTGTTCCCATAATTTAAACTGATCTTGATAGTCAGCATTCAATGATGTGATCTTGCTAATTGTTTTATCTTTATCTATCTTAGCATCATAGTAATCATCTAAGATCTTATTGATCTCATCCATCCATTCATTTGGCATTGTTTAATTCCTCTCTGTTATGTATTACTGTGTTTCTAATCCTATCTGTATGACCATAATAACATATCATACACAAGTGATTAGCTCCATGTTTCTTTGTATCTTCTTCGCTTTGAATAAAGCCAAAGTATTTTGAATCAGTTTCCCAATTACAATTTCTACATACTAAGTTCATTCATCCTCCTAGTTAACATGTATAGTGTATCTGTTGGTTAATGGTTTACAACCAAACTCATCATTCCAATACTCATTCCATAGATCTTCAAGCTGATCTCTGATACCTCTAGCTGCATCAATATTATAAGTTTGTGCTATAGGATTTCTATTACCCTCACATATAATATAATACATTGCTACTTTTTTCTTAGGCTTAAGCTGTGTTATCTTATCATTCATATTTATTTTCTAAGTATCTTGAATACTCAAGACCTCCTTCATAAAAGTTTTGTTTCTGTTGATTCTCTTTTTCTTTTTCATCTATCAATTCCATTTGTACTGATACTTTGTCTAATGAATCTTTATCTAATCCTAAGTCTACTGCTACATCACCAACGATTGTACTTAGTTGCATACGACCATTCAATGCGCACCATCTTTGTTGCATTTCAGTTGCTAGTACATTGACTTGATTATTCATATTGAATCTACCTTCTTCATCTAAGAACATAGATCTCTCTTTTGTATCTCCTTTTTCTATACCATATGCTATCTCAATCATATTACAATTAAGTTTCTCATATAATGGTTTGAATGAAACACCACCTGATCCTTCTTCATTCCATGTACCTTCTATAATATCACACTCTACTATACCATTTTGTCTAATTATATTAACTCTATGATATACATTTAGTTCTATCATTCTGCTGTTCTCCTTTCGTATTCTTCTATTAAGTTATTGATTGCTAATTCTAAGAATGCATTATGTGTAGATTGTAACTCAATACAGACTTGTTTCATCTTAGAGTAAGTTTCTGTTTTGATATTAACAGGTCGATAAGCCTTCGGCTTAACAGACCTTGTATTTTTTATACTATCTAATGACATGTCTATCCTTTCCGTTCGCTCCAAGTATTCGCTCACTTAATACGCTTGAACAATAATAACTTGGCTTTGTTTATATATTTATTAGCTCTATCAAAATCACCCATGCTTAACACATGCTGTGCATCTGATAATATAGCTGCAATGTATAACTCTGGATTCTTTTTATAGAATGGTCTTACTTGTTTCCAAGCAGCTATCACTTGCTTTTCTGTTTGACCATACATTTCTTTTTGTGTATTCATAATTTTTCCTTTATGTAAATAGGTGAGGTAGGAAGTTAAAGCCTACTTATCGGTATGCTACCTACCTCTACCCATATATGTTATTCGCTACTAGCAACTTCTTTCATTGCAGTAACTGGACCTTCCAGATATTTATCTGAACGACCAGACCATACTGCTACCTGATGTACTTTCCCATCACTATCTCTATAGTAACCTGAATACATTGGAGCATTCTCATTATCACTTGTAACTTTATACAAGATGATTCTATCATTTGAACTTGGTGCATATTCAGATTCAGCTAAAGCTGCAAATGAAAATAGCATTACAAGTGTTACAACAATTATAGTTTTCATAGCTATCCTTTCTATTGTGTTGTTAGTGTTGTATGAATATCATCAATTTGAAATCTTAATATTTCTATCTCTGTTTCACACCATCCTACTTGTACATAAGCATGGTTTACCCACGCTATATATACTAACAGAATTATTATAATTACTCTATATATATTACTCATTAGTATAACTTTCTATTCTATCATAATTATACCCCATCATTACTTCACAGAAGAATTGATTAGCTTTGTCTGTGTTCTCATCTATCAAACAATCCCAAGTAAATACTTCTTCTCTGTTTTCTAGTATGATATATGAATCATCAAACTCCCATACTTCCCAATCATTCTCACTGTGTACTAATTGTTCCATAGCTATCGTATTACACAGCACTGCTTGGTCTGGATCCACTATGTTATCACAGTTGTATCCTATCCAACCTGGACCAGCATAATGTTCTGATTCTGCTAGTGCTATCTTCTCCATTGCCATAAGCATTAGCACTGAAGTAATTATTATAATTGCTTTCATATGTTTCCCTTTCTGTTAGTAATGACATGTAGATCAATCAGGTACTAACTCTTTATTTACTTCATAAAGATTTGCCTCAATAAATTCTTGTTGTATTGTACCAACACACTTTGTTATAATACCATGATCTACTAAAGCTTGTTCAATACCTTCATTCTCTGACCAATTCTTAACTGCCATCATAGGTTCCATGAAAATACAAGGAGCTACTGCTGACTTAACCATTGGGTCCATATCTAAATTGAATGAAGCTGTCATATATGGAAAGCCCTCATAGTCATACAGTTGTAATGATATTAAATTAGTATCTTTGTATCTACCAAATTCTAATTTAAGTTCTTCACCTTTAAAGTGTATAGTGTGATTCATATCATTTCCTTTCTCAGGTCTATCTAATTCCTAGCGAGGCGGAGCCGAGCCGAAATTTTTTTGTTCTTGTTTTATTAACCTAGATAGAAAAAAAGCCCCAACTCAAGTTAGAGTCAGGGCTTAATTTATTTAGATGTTTATAGATTTAGCTAGTTCAATAGCAGAATTAGCTGTGTTTCTAGTATAAGTTACTAATTCTTGAACAGCTTTTTTACTATGAACTTTGGATTGTTTTCTATAATTGAATTCAATGTCCCATTCCATTTTTTCTTCAAAGTCTTCAGCTACATCTAATTCAGGTTTTAAATCAACCAAATCTTGATGTAAAGTTTCTAAAGTTCTTTGTCTGTAAGATAAAGTATCAGAAAATGTATCATTATCATTTGCTTCTTTTTCAAGCTGATCTAATGACATACGATTGTTTTCCCATTTATCTTCAGGATTACCCTTAACTAAATAATCAATGTAAGTCTGTTTAGATATGATATCATACTTAATACCATTAAGATATTTAGCAAATCTTTGTTGACCTAATGTCCATTTAGAATCAGGGTTAACCTCTTTACAAGCTTTATGTAATTCAGCATAATACTCGAATACAGGACTTAGTAGTGATTTTAATTTCTCATGTAACATAATTTTTCCTTTCGTTAGAGAGTTATTAAAGTTATTATAATATATTACTTACTAATTATTTACTTACTTATTATATAAATAATATATCTTACTCATTTCTTCATACATACCACAGCGTTTGTGTAAGGAATCTTTTAGGATTATTTCTTCCCATTAAACAATGAGAATAATCCGTTCGAATCGTTTACGATTCGTTAAAGATGACTGAAACAAACCAGTCACAGAGCTTTAGCTCTGGGAACTCGAAGGGTCGAAAAGAATAAGCGAGGCAGAATGCCGAGCAAAAGAGATGCAATCCTTGCGTGGTAATGTATAATGAGTATTGATATAGCCTAGCACTCGGCGAGAGTGCCTTCCTCCAGCATCATTTGGTACTGCTCGTATAGATGAGCAGTATTATCCGAATGTCAGCTTTAGCTAGACATGAGGAGAAAGCGTTAGTGACGAGCCTGCGAAGGAACGCTCAACGCCCAAATGAATATTGCCCAATTAACAATCATTGATTGATATTATTACTTATACTTAGAGGTATACTAAGGGAAGTCTGAAGGGAGTTCGTCCCGTCAGCCGACTGTCGTTCGGAGACGACATGTCTCATAGCGTGTGTGCTTCGCACAAAGAGAAAGATGAGGGGAGATAACTTAAAGATACCCTAGTCTTAATTCAAATCGGCAAGCGGAGGAGATGGGCAGCCGAAGGCTGTACCATATCACGACATCCGCGCGCAGGTCGTGGAGTGGCGGTTAGCCAGATAGGGGGTTTTATAGAAGACACCATGCGTAATAATATATTGGGGAGTGAGAGACAAAGAAAGGAGGTAACAAAGATAAGTTACGAGTATTGACACACTAACAACACACAGCTATATTCAAGGCGTGGGGGTTTAATCCTTTCGACTCCCACACGATATTATGACAGAAATAACAATGAAGTTCTCAGTTGCGCCAGCTGTACTCTTTTTAGAGACACAGTTACCTGAAAAGGTCATAGGGGGTTTGAACGAATACCTCGATGCACGACACAATAAGGGTGGAGAGGATTTCGGAAATAAACTGGTGGGCCAAATATCCCACGGGGAGCAGTTAAAGATCGACTCCGAGGATCCATTGATAACCCCATTTGTTAATATTGTGGCGTATATGTCACAGGAGTACATAAAACAGTTTTGCAGGACTATCGGAGTTGGCGAATTAAAAAGAACTCCCCATGTTCACAGCCTATGGTCTGTTCATTCATACGAAAGAGACTATAATCCAGTTCATGACCACGGGGTTGATACGATTATGGGCTTATCATTCACCACATGGACTAAGATACCACCACAGATTGCAGAGAAAGATGGCTATAAAGCGTCAGATCTCTACAATTCTAGTGGGATCGCAGACGGATTCCTGCAATTTCACTTCGGACAGACAGGGATACGGGGTTTGGAGGAGCTAAGACCACCATTCTCACGGACTATCAAGCCCGAAGTTGGTAAACTACTGATGTTTCCATCCTGGACACAGCATTGTGTGTACCCATTCGAGGGTGACGGAGAGAGGCGTACAGTAGCAGGGAACCTTAACATGGTAGATACAGACCTAATCAACTCAGATTCGTCTGTTTGATACCTTAAAATCAATTTAAACACTATTTCAAAGGAGAGATAACTATGCCATCAGGTAAAGGTACATATGGTTCTACTAAAGGTAGACCACCTAAAAAGAATAAAAAGAAAAAGATGAAAAAGAAAACTAAGAAGTCTATGAAGAAGGGATTGTTATACTAATGGGTACTAAAGCTGGAAGCGGTAGACCAGATCCTAAAGTAAGAATGGGTAGAAAAATAAGAGTTTTAAAAAATACTCCAGGCAATCCGTTGTTTGAAAACTTTAAAGAAGGTATGACGTTTGAAGAATGGAAGAAGCTTATGAAACGCATTGAAGAATCTAATGGAAAGTTCATGAACTAATGAGTGATGTCATGAAGCAGTATAATGCATGGGTAGGTATCTTTGAAAAAAGTCCTGACGCAGCATCTGTACACCCTATGCACACTAAGTTTTTAAACTACTACAATAAGCAACAAATGCAGAACAAAGAAAAACAAATACAGGCAGAGAACAAGAAGTTCTTTGGATTATTTTAATGGCATCACCAAAACCTAAAAACAAAGCTCTATACTCTAGAGTCAAAGCAGAAGCAAAGCGTAAGTTCAAGGTATATCCTAGTGCTTATGCTAACGCATGGCTTGTTAAAACCTATAAGAAGCGTGGTGGCAAGTACTAAATGGCTTACAAGGGCGGTTTACGCAAGTGGTTTAAAGAGGACTGGCGTGATGTTAAGACAGGAAAGAAGTGTGGTCGTAGCGGAAAGAAGGATAAAGGCCGACCATACCCTGCTTGTAGACCTAAGAAGGTAGCTAAACGAATAACAAAGAAAGAAGCAGCTAAAAAGACTGGACCGAAAAGAGTAAGCTGGTCTGTTACTGCATCTGGTAAGAGGAGAAAACAGAAATGAAAATGCTAACACCAAAACAAAAAGCTCTTATGAAGAAGCATAAGGTACATCATACTGCAAAACATATGTCTATGATGAAGAAGGCTATGCTTGCTGGTAAAACATTTACTCAAGCACACAAAATGGCTCAGAAAAAAGTAGGTAAGTAATGGCTAAGTCTCCTGCATGGACTAGAAAAGAAGGCAAGAATCCTAAGGGGGGTTTGAATGCCAAAGGTCGTGCATCTTACAATAAAGGAAAAACAAAGACTGGTAAAAAACGGAACCTGAAAGCTCCTAGTAAGAAGGTAGGCAACCCAAGAAGAGCATCCTTCTGTGCTAGAATGAAAGGTATGAAAAAGAAATTAACTTCAAAGAAAACAGCAAGAGATCCAAACTCTAGAATTAATAAATCTCTTAGAGCCTGGAACTGCTAACCAAAGGAAAGATTATGGTATCACCACTACGATTATTATTAAAAGATGGAACTAAGAATGCATTCATACAGGATGGAGTTATAGTTGCACCTGGATCAAAGTTTGATGGAATGAAAGCATCTGAATCTAATTTAATGAAAGCTATTGATAAATCAGGATCTAAACCTACTAACTTAAATAATTATAAAAAGGTAGCAGGTGATTTTTCAGATTTTGCATTAGGTTCATTAGGATTAAGACAGGGTACTGGTTTTTCTGCTATGGAAAGATATAGATCTCTTTATGATAGAAGAAACTCTTTAAATCCAAAAGAACAACAAGAATTTATTAAATTAGATAATTTATTAAAAGTCAGTAATAACTCTCAAACTGCACCTGTAATGCAAAGACCAGAACAACCTATGAATCAAAATACAATGATGGCTAATACTAACAGCTCACCATCTGTTGTTAATAAAGGACAAAGACAACAGTTAATGAATATGGCAATGCTAGGAAAGTTAGGGTTAATATAATGGCTCAACGAGGTGGAAAAAGAGCAGGAGCTGGCAGACCAAAAGGTATTGAGGCAGGAACAAAGGCAGAACGATTAGCTGCTAAATTAGGTAAAGGACAAACTACTCCTTTAAAATATATGTTAAACCTATTGAATAACCCACAAGTATCTGTAGAAAAGAAGATGTGGGCTGCTAAAGAAGCTGCACCATTTGTTCATTCAAAGTTATCGTCTGTTAATCAGACTCTATCTGGAAATGATGATAAACCAATTACTGTTCAAATAGGATGGCGTAAGAAAAAGAGTTAATGGAAGTTACCATACCGTATGAACCTCGGCCTTTACAGGAAAAGATTCATAACGAACTAAAAAGATTTAATGTAATTTGTTGCCATAGGCGTTTTGGAAAAACTGTATTTGCAGTGAACCATTTAATTATGACCGCCTGTGAAATACCAAATGCAAGATTGGCGTATATCGCACCAACCTATCGCCAGGGTAAGGCAGTCGCTTACGACTATTTAAAAGAATATACTGAACCCTTAATGAAACTTGGTGGCAAGCGTCATGAGACCGAACTGAAGGTTGATCTATGGAATGGATCTCGTATACAAATCTTCGGCTCGGACAATCCAGATGCACTTAGAGGTTTAGGCTTTGATGGTGTATGCATGGATGAGTTTGCTCTCATGTCTCCTAGAGTATGGACTGAAGTTGTTAGACCAGCTGTGTCAGACAAACTTGGATATGTAATCTTTATTGGAACACCAATGGGGCATAATCAATTCTGGGATGTATATGATCTCGCTGTGCGCAGAGGTGGAGAATGGTACGGACAATTATATAGAGCTTCTGAAACTGATATCATACCTGACTATGAATTAGAAGAAGCTAGGCTTACAATGCCAAACGATCAATACGAGCAGGAATTTGAATGTAGCTTTCAAGCTGCTGTCTCAGGAGCATATTACGGAAAACAAATTCAGAAGGCTGAAAAAGAAAATAGAATTACTGATGTTGAATATGATCCGACTGTTGAAGTTGAAACTTGGTGGGATTTAGGTATAGGTGATTCTACTTCTATTTGGTTTGCACAAAGAGTTGGAAACGAAATAAGATTAATAGATTACTTAGAAGCTGATGGTGAATCATTAGCTTACTATGCAAATGCATTAGAAGAAAAAGGTTATAACTATGGTCGTCATGTTGGACCACATGATATAACAACAAGAGAACTTGGTACTGGTAAGTCCAGGCTAGAAGTTGCTTATGAATTAGGATTAGATTTTGAAGTATGTCCTCGACTAGCTGTAGATCATGGCATAGAGGCTGTAAGAAATAATTTAGATAACTGTTGGTTTGATAAAAATAAATGTAAATATGGTATTGATTGTTTGCGACAATACCGTAAACAGTTTGATGATCGTATGCAAACATTTAAAAATAAACCCCTACACGATTGGGCATCACACGCAGCTGATGCTTTTAGGTATGGTTGTTCTGTTGATGGACCAACAAGAACAGACTGGACTAAACCAATGAGTGTAGATACAAGATATATAGTTTAAGGAAATATATGGCAAAAGGTAAACCACTAGACGATTATAACATATCAGGTATTCTTGGTGACCACATTAAGAACAGTTATGGTTTTTATGAATCAGAGCTTACAGATTCAAGACGCAAAGCAAACGAATACTATTTCGGTGAAGGCTTTGGTAATGAAGTAGAAGGTAGATCACAAGTTGTTTCAACTGATGTAGCTGATACTATTGAATCTATATTACCACCACTACTTAGAATATTTACTGCATCAGATAATATTGTAAGAGTAGAACCAGTATCTCAAGAAGATGTAGCTGTTGCAGAACAAGCAACTGATTATCTAAATCATATATTCAATAAAGATAATGATGGGTTTACTGCATTATATACAATGTTTAAAGATGCATTACTTCAAAAGAATGGAGTATGTAAAGTTTATTGGGATGACTCTACTAGAGTAGAAAGAGAAACATACGAGAAGTTATCAGAAGATGAGTTCACTATGTTGATTGAAGAAGAAGGTGTTGAAGTTTTAGAACATACTGAGTACGAAGATGAAACATTTATTAAAGCAAAACAAAAACAGGAAGAACAAATTAATGAACTTCCTGATGTACCACAAACTTTAATGATGCAAGAGGAACTTAACAAAGTTAAGATTCCTATGATACATGATGTTGTAATTTCAAGAACAGAAAAATTTGGTAAAGTAAAAATAGAACCAATACCACCTGAAGAATTTTTAATTGAACGCCAGGCTAAATCTTTAAAGGATGCAAACTTTGTTTGTCATAGAGTACCAACAACTCGTAGTCAATTAATTGAGATGGGTTTTGATTATGATAAAATTTATAATATGCCTGTTGAAAATAAAGAACAATACAATTCAGAACGCAGCAGTAGATATAGAAATTTAGATGATGATTATGATCGTACAGTAGGTGATGCATCTACAGAAGAAATAATTGTTTATGAATCTTATATTAGAATGGATGTTGATGGTGATGGTATTGCAGAGTTAAGAAAGATTACAAGCGCAGGCGATAATGGTTATACTATTCTTGATAATGTTCCTGTTGATTCTCATCCTTTCTGTTCTGTTACACCTATTATTGTTCCACATAGATTCTATGGTAGATCAGTATCTGAGTTAGTAGAAGATATTCAATTAATTAAATCTACTGTTATGAGACAAGTACTAGACAATATGTACTTAACAAACAATAACAGAGTTGCTGTTATGGATGGTCAAGTTAATCTTGATGATCTACTAACAAATAGACCTGGTGGAATTGTAAGAACTAAATCAGCACCTAGTCAGGTTATGATGCCATTACAAAATCAAACATTAACTAACCAGGCGTTTCCATTATTATCATATCTTGATACCATTAAAGAAGAACGAAGTGGTATTACTAAATACAATCAAGGTATGGACACCGATACATTAAATAAAACTGCATCAGGTATAAATACTATTCTATCACAATCACAAATGAGATTAGAATTAATTGCTAGAGTATTTGCTGAGACTGGTGTTAAGGATATGTTTAAAAAGATATTTGAATTAGTTGTTAAGTATCAAGACAAACAACGCATCATTAAAATTAGAAATAACTTTGTTCCTATGAATCCTATGGAATGGAGAAACAGATGCAATGTTACTATTCATGTAGGATTAGGTACTGGATCTAGAGATCAACAACTTGGTATATTGAATGCAATACTTAAACAACAAGTTGAAGCTATTAAATTACAAGGCTCACCAGCTGGTCCAATAGTTAATTTAAATAATATATACAATACACTAGCTCGTATTATTGAGAATGCTGGACTGAAAGATGTTGGTTCATACTTTACAGATCCACAAACTGGTATGCAAAATATGCCACCTCAACAACCTAAACCACCATCAGAATTTGAAAAGGTATCACAAATTCAAACTCAACAAAAAGCAGCTGAAGCTCAAATGCAATATGAGAATAGAATGCGAGAGATTGAACTAAGGTATCAAAAAATGATGCTTGACTTCGAGGCTAAAATCAAAGAACTTGAAATGAAGTATGAGTCTGATATAGACGAGAAAGCTATTAAGCGTGAAGCTATGGAGATGAAAGGTATTTCAGAATCCAATAAAGCAATGCTAGATGCTGCTACTAAAGAACTATTACAACCACAACGACCACAAGGAATGAGTGTAGAAATAGATGTCGAACCTGGAAATAGAAGCAAATAGAGGCGTAAGAGCTAAAACAATTTTAGAAGATGAGTTGTTTAAAGAAACATTAGAAACTTTAAAACAATCTTATACTGAAGCAATATTTCAAACAGGACCAAATGATGAACTAGCAAGGACAAAGATCTACCTTGCTTATCAAATTTTAGGTAAGTTTGAAAACCATTTCCGTACTATTATGGAAACTGGTAAACTTGCTGAGAAACAATTACTGGATCTCCGCAAAAAATAGCACCACCCATCCTGGAGTGCTTATATAACACTAACCACAAAGGAGTGTACTATGGCTAATGAAGCTATTAATGTAATTGATGCAGGCAAAGCTATTGCTGGACTAATGTCTGGTGAAGATAAACCTGCTGAAACAAAAGAAGAACAACCGACTGAAGTAGCTGAAGAAGCAACTGAAACAGTCGAACAAGAAGCTGTTGAAGAAACAGTTAATCCAAGTGATGTTCCGTATATAGATCAGGAAACTGAAGAAGTTACAGAACAAGCTGTGGAACAAGAAGCTCAAGAAGATATTGATGAAACTTCAGAGGAGCCTGCATATGTTGTCAAAGTAGATGGCAGCGAAATGGAGGTCACCCTTAATGAACTACTTCGAGGGTATCAACGAGAAGCTGATTATACACGCAAGACATCAGAATTGTCTTTAGAGAAATCAAAGTACAACGATCTATTGCAACAATCTCAATCTGAGATTAACCAAAAATTGTCTAAGTTAACTGAGTTAACAACTATGGCACAACAAGAACTTCAAAGAGAATATAGTAATATAGACTTTGAAAAACTTTATGAAGATGATCCTGTTGAAGCTGCACGACAAGAGCATAAAATGCGGAAGCGTGCTGAAAACTTAAACATGATCCAGGAAGAAACTAGAGCTAATCAAATGCAAGAGTTTCAAAAGTATATTCAGGAGCAACAAAATAAAATTGCTACCTTGATACCTGACTTTGCTGATCCTGCTAAAGCAACTAAAATTAAATCTGATATGAGAAGATATTTATCAGGTGTTGGTTATAGCGATCAAGAGATCAATAGTATTTATGATTCAAGACAAGTCTTGTTAATTAAAGATGCTATGACTTATGATAAGTTAAGAAAAGCAAATCCTAAAGTTACAAAGAAAGTTGCTAAAGCTCCTAGAGTTGTTAAGCCTGGTGTTGCTAAATCAAAAGCTGATGAAGCTTCAAGACTTAGACGAGATAAACTAAGTCGTCTTAAAAAGTCTGGTCAAGTAAAAGATGCTGCCAAGATTTTTAAAGACTTTCTCTAATTAAAATAAGGAGGCCTTATGGCACAACCAACCAACTTGTACGATACGTACGATACTACTGGTATAAGAGAAGATTTAGTGGATGTTATTTACAATATCAGCCCTGAAGATACTCCTATACTTTCAGCGATTCCTAGAACCGCTGCTAAAGCTACAAAACACGAATGGCAACTAGACGCATTAGCTGCACCTGCTGCTAACTCAGTTATCGAAGGTGATGATGCAACTATAGATGCTATGAGTGCTACAACTAGAGCTAGCAACATGACACAAATTTCTGACAAAGTAATTGCTTTATCAGGAACTCAAAGTGCTGTTGACGCTGCTGGTAGAGCTGATGAAATGGCATATCAAATTGCTAAAAAATCAAAAGAACTGAAAAAAGACATGGAATTTGCTCTTATTAAAGGACAAGTTCAAGCTGTAGGTTCTGCTACTGCTGCTAGAGCATTGGGATCTATTCCTACATGGCTTGCTACTAACGGTGACGCAGGTACTAGTGGATCACTTTCTACTGGTGCTGGAGCTGACTTACCTAATTCAGGTACAGACAGAGACCTTACTGAAACAATCCTAAAAACTGTTATCCAAGAAGTTTATGCTTCTGGTGGTGATTTGGATCTATTGGTAGTTCCACCTACAGTAAAACAAGTAATCTCTGGATTTAATGCGAACACAACTCGTTTTGGTCCAGCAGAAAGCAAAGTAGAGTATGCTGCTATTGACGTTTATAGCTCAGACTTTGGAGACATTCAGGTGGTTCCAAATAGAGTTATGGCTACGACAAGTGAGAGCTTATGCTTCTTACTACAGTCTGATATGGCTGCTACTGCTTACCTAAGAGACTTCCAAGTAGGAGACCTTGCAAAAACAGGTGACTCTGAAAAGAAACAACTTTTAGTTGAGTACACTCTTGAGATGAGAAATGAAGCCGCACATGGTATCATTTTAGACATCAACCAATAATATAAACGGGGGAGGTTAATCCCTCCCCCTTTATAAAGGAAAGTATTATGTATAGATTAAGTGGAGTAGTTAAAAAAGTTGACTACACAGGAACTGCTGCAAATAGTTCTGCTATTTCAGCACAAGTAAGATATGTCAGATTATATGCGACAACCGATTGTTTCGTTACTATTAACAATCCAGCTGTTACAGCAACTAACGCTGCAACACCATTGGCTGCAAAAGATTATGAAATTATGAAAGTTGCACCTGGTAACATCATATCTGCTATCAGAGCATCAAGTGATGGCTCATTGTATATTTCAGAACTAACGGAGTAAGTATGACAACATCAAAAAGCCCAACTACATTTAAAGTTAATATTAATCACACAGTAGCTGTTGCTGACTCATCCGCTGCCAACAGTTCAGCATTTCAAAGTGAAACTAGAGAAGTTAGAGTTGTATGCACAGTAGATGCTTATGTAGAATTTGGATCTGCACCAACCGCTGCATCATCAAGTTTAATTGTACCTGCATATACGCCTGAATATTTTAGAGTTGCACCTGGTACTAAAGTAGCATTTTTAAGAGTAGGATCTGTTACTGGAACTGCAAGAATTACTGAACTTACACAGTAAATGAAAAGATTTTCATTTCGAGGACAAGACCGTTATCGAGATCGTAGAACAGATGTACCTAATGATGTCTTGCAATTAGAAGATAGAACATATTTATTAATGGAAGAAGGATCTAATCTTAGATTAGAACAAGCTGTAGGTACTGTATTTAGTGGTACACCAATAAGATAAATGAAATTTGACGAGCTTGTAAAATTATTAAAAGAAAAAGAGAAATCTTTTCAACAACAATCTAAGAATAAAGAAAGAAACAAAGTTTTAAGAAAGAGAGTAAAGAATGGCTGATAGTAAAATTTCAGAGTTGAGTGCATTAACTAGTCCTGCCAATGATGATGAATTTGTAATAGTTGATACTGATGCTGGTACAACAAAACGAATAACATTTTCTAATTTAAATTCATCTGTATCAGCTGTTGCTACAAGTATTGCTGCTGATAATATAACAACTGGTGATGCTGCTGTTACTATAGCAACAAGTTCTGGAAACATTACTATTGACGCGCAAGCTGGTGATACTGATATTATATTTAAAGGAACAGATAGTTCATCAGATATTACAGCATTAACATTAGATATGTCAGAAGCTGGAGCTGCTGCATTTAATTCTACAGTTACTGCTACAGGATTTATAATTGGTAGTGCATCTATTGACGAGACAGAATTAGAAATATTAGATGGAGCTACTCTTTCTACTACTGAATTAAATTATGTTGATGGTGTTACTAGTGCCATCCAAACTCAACTTGATGCAAAACAAGCTACTATAACTGGATCTGCAACAACTATTGATACAGAATCTTTAACTGCAAGTAGAGCAGTTATATCTAATGGTTCACAAAAAATTGCAGTATCTGCTACTACAGACACAGAACTAGGTTATGTAAGTGGAGTAACATCAGCTATTCAAACACAGCTAAATACTAAAGCACATATTAATTATAATTTAACTAAGACAGCAAACTATACTGCTGTTGCTGGTGATAAAATATTGTGTGATACTTCAGGTGGTGCATTTACAATTACACTTCCTGCCAGTCCTAGTGCTGGTGATGAAGTTCATGTACTTGATGCAACTGCATCTTTTGATTCCAATAACTTGACAGTAGGTCGTAACTCAAAGAAAATACAAGGAGCTACTAACG